ATGAATGATGCAATTCTTGATATAGCAAGCAAATATGGAATTTATGATAATATCGACTTCTGCGAACCTGAAGACATTGAATTCCATCTGATAGGAGAATAATTAATCAATTCACAAAATCAAATCCTTTCTTTTTATTAATCATAAATAAACAATTCATAATATAATCAATGTCTTATTAAGGTGATCATTATTCCTGTTTTGTGTGTTGTTGGATTACACAGAGGGAGCGAGCCTGACGCGCCAGAAATATCTGGCAATCAAATTAGTTTCAGGATGTGTGAATGCGGCTCTGCGCTCGCGGGACAGTCAACATTCTATAAATTATCTTTCAATAGCTAAAAATATAGTTTGATTGCGTTTACCCGACCCGTGATGACTGTAATCGGACACCAAGAGGCACTTGGCACACATCCTAACTTTTCAGCAAATGTTAACAAGGAGTACACATAATGAGATTGGACAATCCACGCATTGTAACGGCAAAGCATCCCAATATGGGTAATCTGGTTGGGATTACTAATGGTAGTCGTCATTTGAGCGATGCAAAATACTTAAGCAGCATTGATATATGGAATGACGACGACATGGAAACAAAACTTTCAAAGAAATTATACAGTGCTTAACAAAAAAATAAGCGTCTTAAAAAGAGAATTTAAGACTGATGAAGATATATGTGAAATTGGTGGGCTGTGCAGGATTTGAACCTGCAACATAGGACTAGAAGAATTTGAGTATTGCTGTTGCAGCACCGATAGTCAAAACTATCACACTACCCAGCTTTAAAAGTAGTCCTGTAGCAATATGTTCAACATCCTTACGAATTAAGGCTATCTGAGCGTCAGTTTTTCAAAACGTGCTTGTATCTGAGCTTCGTTCTTCTCAAAACGAGCAGCCATATCTTTGCGAACATCAGCTATTTCAGCAGATAAGTCTTTACGAACATCAGCAATATTGCGATTTACCTCAACAATATCAGCTTTGGTCGCTACATCCGCAACTTCATGCGATCTACGTACAACAAGTGAAATAGCTTTAGCTTGCTGACTAGTAAGTCCAGCCGTTTGAAGCTCTTCAGATGCTTGTAGTGTATCAAATGCAACCTGACCCATAGGGAATCCTCCTTTTTGGTAAGTATAACGGGTTTAGGGTTCAATCTGCAAAATCTTTCACGTTAATACCTTAATTCGTTTCATTACGGAGAAATATTTTTATGTCTAAATTAGTTGTTATTGAAAATACCGTTGTCCGTCAAGATGCTTTCGGGCGTTATTGTCTGAATGATTTACACCGTGTGGCAGTTGCACAAGGTAAAGCAACTGAGTCTCAGCGGCCATCTGCTTTTATTAAAAGTAAAGGTATTTCTAAAGTAATAAAAATCTTAGGTAAAAATTCAGTACAAATAATGCATGGTGGTATTGAATCAGGAATTTGGGCTGTAGAAACATTAGCTATCCGTTACGCTACGTGGCTCAAAAAAGAAACAATTATAGAAAAAAATAGAGCAACAACCGCTTGTAATTATAACGTAATAACTCATCAACAAGAGTTTACCGATAAGATTAATGCGGGACTTATATTACTGGATTTTGCAAAAACAGAGCTGAAGCTCAAGCCTTCTGAAATAATTAACGCGACAAATAAATTGGGTCAGTACATAGGCATAGAAAATATTCTACGATAACCAATTCCCACGATTGCTAAGCGTGATGGTGAACGGGATTACAGCAGCATAGTAAAACATTGACATTTTAAATACCCATTGACGAAAGAAGAAATCATGCGCTATATTCTATATTAAGTGCTGAACACACCTTTTGATATAGCGGATACCGCTCCCGAAAGTAATGCGGTTTTTTTACGTCCATAGATTGTTATGGTCGGGTAGCGAACAGTATATACAACACCCTATTGGGGAAAACTGTTGCCGTCTATATCCGGTGTTCAAGTACCCGACCGCCCATCCGAACAATGGGTGATATTGAACAATTGATATAGGATGTAAAAATGAATACTCAACTCAGATCATTTTATTTTAACAATATCTACGATGTGCGTGTTCAGATTATTAATTCTGAACCATGGTTCTGCCTTAATGATGTTTGTAAAGCTTTGACAGTCATAAACTCAAGTGATTGCTTTCAAAACAGTTAGATAAAGCTGGGGTAGAAAAAATCTACCTTAGGTCAGATGGGCAGAGACGGCAATTTGCCTTTGTAAACGAAACCTAATCTTTATCGTGTTATTTTCCGTAGCAATAAGCTGGAAGCAAAACAATTTCAAGATTGGGTATTTAATGAAGTTTTACCGTCTATCCGAAAAACTGGCAAATATGAGCATCCTCAGCCCAGACCCGAAGCACCAGAACTCTTAAATGATAACGATACTCGCAATTTGGCTCATCTTGTCTGGAGCATGGCGAATGGATTTAGATTTGAGAGGGCATGGACGCAAGGTATCTGGTATGCGCTACGTCATGCGACAGGAATCGCATCGCCTCAGCACTTCGAGGTTAATCAAATCGCAATAATTGCAGAAGAATGCCGACGGATTTACGGCATTACTGACACGCTCAAATCAGCTATCTTCGATGCTGAAAAACAAGCCATTCGTCGTCTACTCCGCCATAAGGAAAATGTCGAGATCGTCCCTTCGTGAAATGCAGCAACTGTTAGAAGCCAGTACTCACGAACATGATAGCGTCATGACACAATCCCTTGAAAAATGGCAACAAGCGAACGTTAATCGCTTCCTCCAACGTAACTAAATAATCTTAACGCCCCTTTTTACAGGGGCAATCATTCATCAATTTAACTATTGAAGGATACCCTTATGCAAAATTTAATAAATATCGAAACAAAAAACATTAACGGCGGATTAATCCAAACTGTTAATGCCCGTGATTTACATGCGTTTTTAGAGATTAAATCCAGATTTAATGACTGGATAAAAAATCGGATTAGAGAATATAACTTCATAGAAAACTTAGATTTTATAACGCTTACTAAAAATTTAGTAGGCGGTGGCTCAAGAGTTGACTATCACATTTCACTCGATATGGCAAAAGAGCTATCAATGGTTGAGCGCAATGAAAAAGGTAAACAGGCCAGACAGTACTTCATTGAATGCGAAAGACGAATTTTACAATCACAATTACCCAATAACCCAACAACTTTAGGCTTACCTAATTTCCTTGACCCTGCTGAATCAGCCATTGCATGGGCTGAGCAGCATAAAAAAGTTCAACTGTTAGGGGTACAGGTTCAACAGCTTGAAACCGAAATCGATAGCCTAAAAAACCTGTTTCAGATTGGTATGACACCTGTTCAATTCTGCAAGCAGCTTAATGGCGTAAATATTAACCAGGTCAACCTTTTTCTGGAATCGCGTCATTTTCTCTACGATGCAGAAAAGGATATCAGCAAGGCTCATGTCTGGCGTGTTCATTCTTATGCGAGAGATACCTATCTAACCGAATCACCCTTCATCATGACAAACGATTACGGGAAACACCAGTGTTATAAAATCGTTCTGCTAAAAAAGGGGGCTTCATGGCTATATAACCAATACCTCAAAAGTAAGCTACCGATGAAGAAAGACTGGAACGGCGAATTCACTCACGACAAATATAGTCAGGTGGCATAAGGGGTAACGATGAACAAAGACAACATCCTGCTAGCGCTGGCAAGACAGGCAGCAAAGTTAGCGATTGATACCCAACGACAAGATATATGGCTAATCGCTTTATCACTGCAACTAAAAGCTTATGGAAAAAATCATCATGCCCTTAAATCTGAAAAGGCGAAAAAACGCCATCTTAAAGAAAAAATTATCACTCTGCTACTGGATTCGTCCTTTTCACAAAATGAAATCGAGTTATTAGTCGCGGAGATTAAAACCAGAAAAAACAGGATGCTATTTCAGTTCGAGGAGGTCAAATGAACCCTTACGCCATGCAAGATTACTGGTACGAACAACAGCAAGAAATTGCTTATTGGGAAGACAGGCTGGACGACGAAATCAGCGAACTTGTCCAGCCTGTTTATGACTGCCTACCTTCCTCAGTGATGCGAAAACTCAGTATTGAGGATTTTGACGATATCTGGAAGGCGCTGTTTAACCATTTCAAAAATGAGAACATCCATCAGTACAAAGCACTTCGAGCACCTAAGAGGAAATATCTATGAGCGAAACACAACATACCGAAAAAGAGAGAAGTTTTCAACAACAGGTTTGGGAAACGCTGTCGGTGATTAATGTTAACGATAAAGTTGAAAAGAAAAACGGCCTTTCTTATCTCTCATGGGCTTGGGCATGGGGCGTATTAATGGCACATTATCCAGAATCCTACTATGTCATTGATGCCATTAGCTATAACAATGATGGCAGTGCGATGGTGTCGTTAACACTCACGGTTAAACAAGGAAATAATGAGTTTCCCCGAAAAATGTGGTTACCCGTTATGGATTACCGGAATCAGGCTATTTCTAACCCTAATGCCGTTGATATCAATAAAACGCTCATGCGCTGTCTCACCAAGGCTATTTCAATGTTTGGATTAGGATTTTATATCTATGCCGGAGAAGACTTGCCTGAACAGGAAAAAATTGTAATACAGAAAGAAGCCGCACAACAAAAAGCCCGTTACGAACAATTAATCCAGGAATTAGAAACATCAGCAAAAGGCGGTATTGAATCAATGAAATCCCATTGGCTGAAATTAACACCAGAAGAGACGGATATCATTGGCGAAGAAAATAAAATGGCTATTTATCGCAATATTGCAATGAAAAACGAGGCTAATCATGAAGCAGAAAACGGACGAATGGTTTCAGGCAAGACTTGGGAAAGTCACCGCCAGCAATTTACACAAGGTGTTATCCAAAGGCAGGGGAACAACGCAACGAAACTACCTCATGCAATTAGTTTGTGAAACCCTTACCGGACGACGAGAAGAAATTAAAACCAATCAGGCCATTGAACGGGGCATTGCCCTTGAACCACAAGCTAGAGCGCGATATTACCTCAATGAGTTTGATGTCACGGTCACCGAAGTGGGCTTTATCCCCCACCCGTCTATTGCGCTATTTGGGGCAAGTCCTGATGGTTTGGTTAATGATGATGGACTTATCGAAATCAAATGCCCCAACACCACTACCCACATTGAAACCATTGTCACAGGAAAACCGAAATACGAATACCTGTTACAAATGCACGGCCAAATGATGTGCACAGGCAGAAACTGGTGCGATTTTGTCAGCTATGATGACAGACTTCCCCCTAACCTTGCATACTACAAAATCCGGATTATCAAGGATGACAATCTGGTTAACGAAATTGAACAAGCCGTTCAAGCATTTATCGAAAAGCTGAAATCAGAAATCAACAAAATTAATCAAAAAGCGGAGGCAACATGGCAAACCACAACCAGTGTAACTTTACCGGACGCATCGGCAAATTAGATATCCGCTATACCCAAGATAAAAATCCCATATCCGTATTTTCTATCGCTATCAGCAAATCAAGAAAAGACAACAGCGGTCAATGGATTGATGACACAACATGGATTAATTGTAAAGCATTTAAGCAAGTAGCCGAATATATCAACAATCATGCACAAAAAGGCACTTTTGTTCGTGTTACCACTGCCTATCAAGAGAATAAATGGACGGATAAATCCGGTCAGCAAAGGTTATCACCTGAATTTCTGGTCAACGAGATTGAAATATTGGGCAACAGGAAGGAAATAAAACCGCAGGAAAGTCAAGATAGACTAAATATGCCAACCACTAACCAGCCAGACAGTAACACAATTATCGAGCCCGATTTTGATGATTCTATCCCCTTTTAGTCACAGGAGACCCACCATGTGGATTTTAATTTTAGCCATGTACACTAATTATATCGGAGGTTAAGCAATGAAACTTAACATCATCAAATTATTAATCACGACATTAGTATTTATCAGCGCGGCATTTGCTTTCGAACTGATAGTTGGACATCTTGCGCACGCTGATGCCGTCATTGACCCACAAATCAGGTTTAAACGTGGCGAATTAGGCAATATCCATTTAGGCGGGCAAGAGCTACTGGTTATCAGCATCATGATAGTGCCTGCACTCTTTGCCTATTTGGGGGTATTCCTTGATACCTTGAAGAAATAGTTGCAAAACAAGAAGTCATTACCCCACCTAGCTTATTCCACTTAATCAATGCTCATTCATCAATTAACTTTGAGGAATTACGATATGCAAAATTTAATCAATATTGAAACAAAAAATATCAATGGTGAATTAATCCAGACAGTTAATGCACGTGATTTACATGCGTTTTTAGGGGTAAAAAACCATTTTAAAGATTGGATAAAAGGTCGCATTGAAAAATATGGATTCATTGAAAATGAGGACTTCGTGACTTTTGCGGAAAAAACCGCAAAAGGTAGACCGTCTATAGAATGTGCAATCTCTATCAACATGGCGAAAGAGTTATCCATGGTTGAGCGCAACGAAAAAGGGAAACAGGCAAGACTTTACTTTATTGAATGTGAAAGAAAAGCATTAGAAGCCGTTAGTCCGGTTAAGATATTAAATGACCCATCAGCGATGAGAGGATTGTTGCTTAATTACACAGAAAAAGTTATTGCGCTTGAACACAAAGTCGATGAGATGAAACCGCAAGTTGAAGCACTAAAACGAATCAGCTATTCAGAAGGCTCGTTTTGTATTACTGATGCGGCAAAATCACTCCAAATGAAACCCAAAGCACTTTTTTCATGGTTACAAGGACATGATTGGATTTATCGGCGTGTTGGTGGAAAAAGTTGGGTTGGCTATCAGGATAAAATCAAGCAGGATTTAATCGAGCATAAAGTGACTGTCGTTGCCAGAAATGACGGTTCGGAAAAGTTAACTGAACAGGTAAGAATTACGCCAAAAGGACTTGGAAAATTATCCGTTCTTATTAGTGAATAATACCAAGCAAAAAAAAGACCAGCGCAAGGCTGGCCAACACCAGGTAAAATGTTACTGTTAACAAACACACAACGTTAACAATACCACCATAAATAACCTTATAAAAATTAATGTTTTGATCAACATTTACATTCATGTAATCAATAACCGGAGTAATCCTATGAATAACATCCATGAATACCGAACAACGTTACATCATGTCAAAGCAGGGATGCAGGTTATTTATCATTGTGAGGTGATGAAAATAATTAGATTGAAGGAAAAAAAATTAACAAACAAAGGATTGATATATCAATTCGATACCGATGGAGAAAGCGGAATATTAACCGGAAATGGCGGTAATAAAATCACTGTCTTAGAAAAAATAGACGACTTACATAAAAGTAAAAGCTGGTATATTTAACAGGAGATGAAAGTGTATTAGTCTTAACTTAATCCGACAATTCTGATTTAAAAAAGAGCGTTACCGGTTTTAATTAACATCATTAGATAATTAAATAAAAGGTAATTCTATGTATCAAACAAATAATCCTATCATAAACATAAAGTCGGGTTACTTAACCTCGCTGAAGAGCTTAATAACGTCTCAAAAGCCTGTAAGATTATGGGGATATCCCGAGATACGTTTTATCGCTACCAGGAACTTGTTAACGATGGTGGGATAGACGCTTTAATTAATCAAAATCGACGGGTGCCTAACGTAAAAAATAGAGTAGATGAACAGATTGAAAGCGCTGTAGTCGAGTATGCGATTGAATACCCTGCACACGGTCAACACCGCAGTAGTAATGAACTAAGAAAAAAAGGCATTTTTGTTTCGGGGAGTGGCGTTCGCTCTATTTGGCTGCGCCATAATCTCGAAAATTTTACAAAACGCCTAAAAGCGCTTGAAGATAAAATCGCAACAGAAGGAATTATCCTGTCAGAATCACAAATCAGTGCTCTAGAAAAGAAAGCGCAAGATGATGAAGCCTGTGGTGAGATTGAAACAGCGCAGGTTATCTGGGTTCACAAGATACTTTTTATGTCGGTCATTTAAAAGGCGTTGGTCGTGTTTATCAACAAACTTACATTGATACTTACAGTAAAGTCGTTCATTGTAAGCTTTACACAACAAAAAGCGCGATAACGGCGGCAGATTTATTAAATGACAAGGTTCTCCCTTTTATTCCCAGCATGGGTTACCGGTGTTACGTATACTGACGGACAGAGGCAGTGAGTATTGTGGTAAAGTTGAACATCACGATTATCAACTTTATCTCGCTATCAATGATATTGATCATACAAAAACTAAAGCTCGTTCACCTCAAACTAATGGGATTTGTGAACGCTTTCATAAAACTGTATTACAAGAGTTCTATCAGGTGGCTTTTCGTAAGAAAATCTATAGGGCTTTAGATGAATTACAAGCTGATTTAGATAAATGGTTAGCGGAATATAATAACCAACGCACTCATCAAGGAAAAATGTGTTGCGGTCGAACTCCTATGGCAACTTTACACGATGGAAAACAACTTTGGAGAGAGAAAGATTTAAATCAAATTTAACCTGACAGGTACTGTATAAATAACCGGTATCTGTCAGATTAAGTCTGAGCTACTACATGGCGTAAAATCTCAAGCACAACTGTCAGTAAAATCCAAACTGGGACAGTCAACCATCAACCGTATCGTTAAAAATGAAGCGAGTGCAACCATAGATAGCCTTGAAGCCATAGCAAAAGCTTTAGGGCGTAAACCGTATGAGTTAATGTTGCCCCCTGATGATAATAACGTCCTGAAATATGACCATAAAAAATTTGCTGAATTACCCTGGTCAGCAAAAGAAGAAATTCAGGATTTTATCGAGTTTGTCATTCATAAATATCACGGGAAATAACACTAATACTGAATGGATTTGATAATATGTTTAGTCTCCCAGTCAATAAAATTAAGCGTATTACTAACTATAATAAGGTAAATAAAAATAAAAAAATTATTTATCAATTACTTATAAAAATATAGCTCATTTATTATACGCATTTACACGTAAAAACAAGCGATTTCACTCACTATAAATCAATTACTTACGGCTTATAGTGAGTGACAATTACTGGTTTTTTTGATATTTTTATGGATAATTTTTATACACCTTTTAACATCAAAAAATATTTAACCAATCTTGCTGGTTTTTTATTTTAATCTGCTTAAACTGTAATCATTAACAGTAATAATAAAATTACCTATATGATAAACTCCACACTCAAATTTAATGATAGATAAATTTTGTCACACATTTCACTAAATACTTTTCAATTGGAATTATCAATACGCTTATCCACTGGATTATATTTGCTATTATTATTTCTATAACAAATATTACACAGGCTTATGCTAACCTTATCGCTTTCTTAGCGTCAGTAACATTCTCTTTCTTTGCCAAAGCTAAATTCACTTTTAATAAAAAGTCAACTGGTTGTCGATACATAGCTTTCATTGGTTTTATGGGAATGATGAGTTACCTGATAGGATGTTTCTCGGATAAATTAAATATTTATCCTATTTTAACATTAATCACATTTTCAACCATTAGTCTTATGTTAGGTTTCTTTTTTTCAAAATTTGTTGTATTTAAAGGTATTGAATAATGAAAATTTCATTAATTGTCCCTGTTTTCAATGAAGAGGAAGCTATTCCAATCTTCTATAGAACTGTGAGGGGAAATGAAAAATTACAAAAATATGAGATTGAAATAATTTTTATTAATGATGGTAGTAAAGATTCGACAGAAAATATTATTAATGCATTGTCGTTAGCTGATGAGCAAGTGCTAGCGTTGACCTTTACTAGAAACTTTGGAAAAGAGGCCGCCCTTTTTGCTGGTATCGATTACGCGAAAGGTGATGCAGTAATCCCCATCGATGTGGACTTACAAGACCCAATAGAAGTTATTCCACAATTAATCGGAAAATGGCAACACGGTGCTGATGTTGTTTTGGCAAAACGTACTGACCGCTCTACTGATGCGCGTCTTAAACGTAAAACCGCTGAATGGTTTTACAAGTTACACAACAAAATCAGCAACCCAAAAATTGAAGAAAATGTTGGTGATTTTCGTTTGATGTCAAGAGAAGTCGTTGACAATATTAAACAGCTACCTGAACGTAATTTATTCATGAAAGGCATACTTTCATGGGTTGGCGGTAATATTGATATAGTCGAATATACTCGCTCTGAACGAGTGGCGGGCGAATCAAAATTTAATGGCTGGAAGCTGTGGAATCTAGCACTTGAAGGCATTACCAGTTTTTCTACCTTACCTCTCCGTATATGGACATATATTGGCCTGTTCGTCGCTACTATGTCATTTATTTACGGTGGATGTATGATAATAGATAAGATTATATGGGGAAATCCTGTTCCTGGTTATCCATCGTTACTTGTATCTATCTTATTTCTTGGTGGAATTCAGCTTATCGGTATTGGCGTGTTGGGTGAGTATATTGGAAGGATTTATATCGAATCTAAACATCGTCCGCGCTTTATACTTAAGAAAGGAAATAAAAATGATTAAGATGGGTAAAATTGATAGCGGATGCTGGTTTATTATATCAGTAACTACTCTGTTCGTTATCCCACTGTTGCTTTCTGGTATCCTTTATCAAGATGATATACTTCGCTCAGCTAATGGAGAAGCTTATTGGAGCGCCCTTGGTCGTCCTCTTTCTGATTTCGTTGTTATGGCTGTAGGTTTTGGATCAGAATATGTCATAGATCTTTTTCCGTTATCATTAATTATTTCAGCTGCATTTCTTTGCGTTTCTTCGTTAGTACTTTATTGTCGCTTTGCTATTAAAAAAGGATTATCTTCGGGTATTGTTTTTTCACTATTTTCTCTTAGTCCTTTTTTTTTACAAAATTTTTCTTATCATTTTGATTGTTTGCCTATGATGCTTGGTGTTTTTCTGGCAACAATTCCCTACTCAGTGGTTGTTTCATCTTTCCGCCCTATTTTTCGTATTATTGTAGGATCCATTTGTTTAGTAATGGCCTTGAGCCTTTACCAAGCAACAATAAATATATTCCTTTCACTTTCAGCAATTGAAATAATTTATCTTCTTTATACTTCTAATATCATAAAAGAAATCCTCAAGAAATTTGTAAAACGCGTTATAACAGCACTTATTGGGGTAACAGTGTACATGAAAGGAGTAACGCCTTTCTTCCTGTCTAAAAAAGTTAATTCTGATTTAATCACAAAAGTAGATGATCCAGTGAAAAGCCTGATGCATAACCTTGATAGGTTTTGGAATATTGCTGAAAGCTTGCTTAACAACGCAATGTATATGGCATGGTTGCTGCCTATACTAATTTCTATAGCTGGATTGACTATTTTAATTTTTAAAATATTGACTTCTAAGAATGAAGCGTTATCTAAGATATTCGGAGTTTCATTGATTGCATTTGGATTAATCGTATCAATATTTTCTATTACTGGGCCTTTTATCTTTATTGATAAAACTGTTGTAGCTCCTCGTGTAATGATGGGACTTCCTGGACTAATGCTTATGGTTGGATATTTAGCTTCAGTAACTGGCTTTAGAAAAACTATATCTTTCGCTTGTGCAATTCCAGTGATGTTATCCTTATCTTATGCATCAGCTTACGCAAATGCTAGTAAGGCGCAAAGATCGCTTGAAGACAAGGTTTTTTATGATATAGCTTCTTCTATCCCAAAATCATGGAATGGAAAAAAGATTTATATAGGAGGTAAGATATCTACAAATCCTGCCACAGAAATGGAGTTTAAGAGATTCCCTTCTCTTAAATGGATGGTGATGCCAATTTACTCATGGTCAGGAATGATCATGCTTAAGTATTACAACATAAATGCTAATATACTGATATCAAAGGATAAATTGTTAAAAAATGATGTGCTGGATGATAAAAGATTCTTTACTTTATTTGATGGAGTTGAGAAAGTTATTTTACTTAAATAAAAATAAATTATTATGGCTGATAAATTATATCTTTATATTGAACTGTAACTGCAACATCTGTATACGAAGTAAGTAGAGTACATGTTCCTGCAGTGGTTCCATTTCCACTTGTTATGGTTCCAATGTGTACATTATTTCTTGCTCCTGTTGTGCCATCGCCTAGATTTAAGTAAATACCTTCAACATTATCAATGTTATATCCAATTGGAGCAGTGATTGTATAAATTTGTCCATTATTAATCTTGCTCATTCGAGACGACTGTCTTGCTGTTCTTCTCCATCTATTCTTACCGACCAATGTATAACCTATGGGGGAGATGGCTAGAGATAGATTTCTACACCCACTGTCAATTACTCTACTATGCATTTTAATATTAGGTGAAAATTTTACAGGTGCCGCTCCATGTTCAGGCACTAATGTCACGTACCCACCTCTAAAGGCTATAACAGAATTTTCACCTTGTATATTTGCAAAATACCTTGTTTCCGACGTTTCAGTGAAAATATTTCCTAGATAGTAAGTTGAATCATTAATTGATAGCATCATACTATCACTTAAGTTGTTAATATAAGATCTTGAACTTGGAGGAAGTGATATTTTTGATTTAGATGTACCCATAAGATTTCGCATTGACGAATCTGATCCATCATTGCCAGTCGACATTTTATAATGTGCATCTGAAAATAATGCAAATCTAATACTTATTTCTTGATTGCCATTTGCTGTTAAGTGCACTCCTTCCCACTTCTCAATACCGAAGTCGAAAGTAACACCTCCACATGTACCTATTAACGTTATCCCACACGCTGTTTCATTTGTAGAATCGTAGTTTTCATCTGAAGTTACACTTCCTTCGAAATAACCGAAGTATTGAGAAAAAGAATCTGTCCCAATAGTTATAGGAAAAGGTGTGACATCACACTCTATTCTTAGCCTATTGCTTGTACTTCCACCTGATTTGACTGGTCTTTCTGGATCGCCAATTATTGCTGCTGTCCAAAAACCTTTATGACAGCTATCCACCATAATTCTACCTAAATTACCCCAAAAAACCCATGTATAAAATCCATATTCAGCTCCCCAAACGCTAACATCCCATTTTCCACGCATTGAGTTACCGGCATGTAAACAAATTGTATTTGTGCCTTTTGTTGGCGTTCTTCGAGCTACTGGATATCTTAACTTAAATCCTTCAAAGGAAACGCCCCGAATTGAATCATCTGCTGCTCCTGATGGTGCAGGCATTACCCTAACGATATAGCATTGCCCAAATATCGATGTTGCTGAAGGAAAATTCCTTATCATTGTAGTGGCAGGTTTATCATTTTGAACATTTGCATTACCTTTCCATTTACTATTTTCACCAAGTTGTAGTCCATCATTGCCAAAATGATATTGAGCATATGAAGGACAATTAACTTCTGTCTTCCCTCTAGCATAATTCTCAGCAGCTTGACATGCTGCCCAATCGATGGTTTGTTCTAATGAGGTTACGTGAGGATAAACCGCCTGTGCTTCTGTTAATGTCTTAAATCGCTCAGAAAGCGCATGAACAGTACCATCACCAATAGCCCCAAATTGTTCAGGTGTAACATAATTTAGCATTTGTTGCAGATTACCCGATGGCTGGACACCTATCATTGATGCACCATCGGGTTGTTCAAGCTTACCTTTAAATTGGTCAGGATCATACTTTAGAATATTTGGAAAATAGAACTGTTGCGCACCATAGCTGTCATACACGACCATCGAATGGCCTTCTACCGTAACAAACTTGGCAATTTGACCATTGTAAACTGGATAGCCGGCTTGATTGATGATAATAGGTTGTGCAACAGGGACATGTGATCCGTCTTCATTCTCAAGATATACCTGAATCTGGTTCTCTGGGATGGTGGGATCCCTATCGATTTTACCGATGTAAACCTTACCATTGCTTGCAGCAGCAAACTTTCTTCTTAAGGTGAATAATTGGCTTGGCATACTCACGACAACATTAGGCATAATATCTGACATTTTTTCTCCAGATAGAAATGAGGTGTATATTTATTAAATAATGGGATTTATAAAACTTTTAGATAGGATTGTTATTCGTTGTTGTTACTTTTTGTCATTCCACTCATCGTAGCAACAAACCCAAGTCTGGCCATTTGCTGGAACTCTTCACGACTCAGCGTATCACGAAGTACTCTCATTACGGCTTTATTTTTAACAAAGCGTCTTTCAGCAGCTTCAATGGCTGATTGACTCGCTCCAGCATTAACCGCTTTAGTTGCTTCCTGAATAGCTTTCTCTATTGCATATCTGCCACTACGTTTACTGGCTAAATTGGTAATACCAGAATACAAAGCAGAACTCGCTAAAGAACCTAATACAGAACCAGTTACTCCAGCTCCTGCATAGCCAGCAATAGCCCCAACCGCTTTATTCTTGAGTGGGTCAGAAATAATTTGTAATATTTTTGGTAATTCACCATTGAGCGTTTTCAGGACGGGAACTGATCTTCCTGTATGTTCAATGCTTCTTAAAGGTTTTGACGCCGCTTTTGCTAATAAGCCATAAGCTTCTGTCAGTCTTCCAAGATCGGGTGAATATTGTCTAATCACATTAATGTTTTGTGGTGTAAGTATTGAAGCAATATGTGAAATTCCCGCGCCTTCTGATTTACCCCCTCTCACACCCTGTGATGCTGCATCCTGCAATATTGATGCTATCGTTGGTTCATATTCATCCTTTGGAACAGATTTCATCATTTTATGAAAATCTTTTAAACCTTTTTTCGATGAGCTTTGTAATGCAGAAACGCCTTTTGTGATTAGCGCATCATTTGATAGGTCTCTTCCAAAAATAGCTTCAGCATCTTTTTGGGCGGTTATTCTTGCCTTAGATAATTCATTAGCTTTCGTCCAGTCTTCAAGAAAACCACCCTGTTGTGCCATTTTCTGCATATCTTGTGTTATGGCTTGTCTAACTTCTCCAGCACGTCTGGCCGCATTTGCTTCACCTCTACGGCTATATTTTTCTGCTGCATCAGAAAATTTAGCTCTCCATGCTTTCATGCCATCAAACGTAATTCCCCCTTTTTTATAAGCAGAAACAAATTGCTTCATTTCAGATGATAAAGGAACGCCAGCAGAATTTTCAGCTTGAACAACCGCATTGGCATTAGCCATTTTCATCTTTTGATTTGGCATTGTAGATCTAACATTATTCCAGGCTTTCCACTCTGCCTCTCTCATTTCATCTAGATTTGATATGACTCTTCCTTTAATCGCTGCGCTTTTTTCTGATGCCGTTCCAGATTCTGCACCTAATTCCTCTAAGTTTTTGTTCAACTTGCTTTTTATTTCATCAAATGCTTTCATGTGAGCATCTTGCACAATTCCTGGTGTTGAAGATAAAACTCCTTCAGTTTGCGCAATGCCTGTACTACCTGAACGCATACCTGGCGTTAAAGCATTAATGTCAATACCCGTAACATCAGCTGCTTTAGCAACATCCGGATCTATTTTGGCGGCTTGTTCTGCTATTGATTCTCGTCCTGCTTCAGATCTGGCTAATTGTACAATATCATTTGCCGTGTTAATTTCAGTTGATGCTGGTGATGCTGTACGTTGCACAACTGCATTATAAGCTTTACCTAATAGCGGAGTAATCGCTCTCGTTAATCCACTACCAGCAACCCCAATACCCAAATCAGTCGCTAAATTTTGGCCATTATCGCGCTGACTATTCTGTGCTAATGCCCCTACACTATTTTCAGCCACCATATCCGCTAATTTAGTTGCACCACGCTCCAGTCTTCCCGCGTTGGTAACAGAACCTAATGCGGCTGCTGTTCTTTCTGCGCCAACACCAGGAATAAGATAAGGCCCAATTTCAGCACCCAATTTGGCATATGGATCTTGTGGTTTTAAATTATCAGGTAACTCTAATCGCTGTGTTGGTGTATAAGTACCATCGCCAATTCCTAACTGATTACCCGCCCACGAAGCTCCTGACATAAAAGCATCGGCAATTTCAGGGATAATATTCGCTACATTAACACCTGTTTGCAAAAGTCCTTTTCCTGCCTCAGTAATAGGATTACTATCTTAGTTTTGAGTAGATCGTCTTTGTTGAATTAATCCAGCAATTCGTTGAGCGCCAGTCTTATCGCCTGCTGAATCCGCATTTCTTAATGCAGTAAAAAGCTGTTCTTCTGAATAATCATTGATAGCCATGATTACCTCGATAAATATTTATTTAATAATTCATCATCTGAAATATTTGAACTATCAACATTCATCTTTTCGTTAGGCTCATCTTGCTTAAAATCCGGGTAAATTTGCTTGAAGTTAGCATTCAGCCTATTTTTGCTAGTATTTGCGTTTTTTATAATATTCTGCAATGTTTTTCTGAGCGCTTCTGGCGACTGTTTTTCACTCAAATTACCCAGTGAATTCTGCAATGAACCAAATTCTCGGTTAGTGGTATTCCCTAATCCAGCGGCACCATTGGCTGACAATTCTTTCATTGAGCTTAATGTTTGCAGTCCTATTTGATCTTTCAAATTGCTAATCTGTGCCGCTAAATCTGCTCTGACAGTACCAGGAATATTTGGCATTATACTTCCTGCCCCAACCGTCCATTCCAGATAGGGATTATCCAATATACTTTGCGCTTGTTGTGCCAATCTGTCTGCGTTGTCATTAATTGTATCAATGCGTTTTCTATCATTAATCGGGGCGACACGTTTTTTTTCAGTTGCTTCATCTATCTTTTGTTGATTAGCCGCAATTTGTTGCTCTAATGCTTGTTTTCGCAATTCGTTAGTCGAATTTTGTGCTTGTCGATCAAGTTTCTTGTTCTCAAGTTCTGCTCTTTTTATCTCTCTATCCAAGGCTGCATTTTGCGCAGAAATATTTTGACTTCTCATTGTTAAAGACTCACCTGCTCGGTTGCTGCGTTCTGTTTCAGCAAGTTTACCTCTGTCAATGTCACGACCTTCTTGTTTATCTTGAATATCAAAATATTTTTCTGGACCCAATGCATGCATACCAATTAAATCAGTCATCTGATCAAACTGTTTTGGGTCTTGCTTGTAGGATAAAAATGCTTCTTCTGGTGATAATCCCATCTGATTTAATATCGGTGCATTTTTCTGTAATGATGACATCAGTGATTGATCACCACTTTTTGCAGCAAGACGCAAATCCATGGCTGCTTGTCCAATAACCTGATTTCTGTCCTGGTCAATAAAACCCATCCCTTTTTGAATGCGTTCAATTTGTTCAGGATGAGCCACAGCAAGTTGCTTCATTGCGTCGCGATCATTAGCCGCATAAGCCGCACCGAAAGATTTCATAAAATCCGCTTCTGATTGCTGTTTTTCTCTTGCCTGCAAATTGTCATAAATTGAACCTATACCCTGTGCAAGCATAACACCCGTATTAGGACGTTCAGCATATTGTGGTACTGCTGGCAATCCTAGCCCTCCCGCAGTTTGATTCGATATTTGCATACTGGGTAATCCAGCAAGTTGAAACGCCGCCATAGAAACTCCAATTAAAATAAACTACCCAGTGCACCTAAACCACCACCAATTACAGCTCCCCATGGTCCGCTAATACTTGCGCCTGTTGCAGCTCCTGCCATGCCACCACCTAATGCTCTCTGCCATCCAGAAGGGCTACTTGCCGAAGCCGCATTTGCTGCTCCAATGTTCTGTAATAATTGACCGACATTATTAGCGTAATTTTGACCTGCTGAAGCTTGTCCGGTTGCTGCATTCATGCCAATGCCAACTAAATTACCGTAATTTTGCATCTGATTAGATAGAAAATTCTGCCCTAATGCTGGAGCGATAGATGCTAATTGATTACCTGTTGCCGTCGAACCTAAACCACCTGTCGCTTCGGCGGCATTTAAACTTTGGTACCTCGCTTGACTAGCCAAATCATTAAACTGTTGCGAATTATAAAAATTGTTCAATGCCTGTGCCTGTCCCTCTGGCGACATCAAATTTTGCAATTGATTTAACGCTGGCACCCCGACTCCCATGTATGGCGTTAAATTTTGCATTACACGTTGCCATTGGTCTCTTTGTAGATCTATTGCTTCACGTGATGCCCTAGCTTGTTCGCTTGCGCCGTTATCCCCACCGCCTCCACCCATCTTCTAACTCCTCTTTTGTTACCTGATACATTGTCATATTGATTTGTTGATTACCTGCCGTTAATGCATTATCAATCACACCGACTCTTCGCATGTTCATTAATTTGCAAATAATTTTCCCCCACGGGGTTTTTTCAGGAACATACGTAATCACGGTTGAAAAATTGATATTATCCACCAACCATTTTGAAAATTTTTTTGTGGCTTCTAATGCATATTTTCCTCGAAAACCTGGATCAAACACAGGATGAATTTCAATTAACTTGTTGCGAATAAATTCTATTGAAAAAAAACCAACCAGCATTAACCCTTCATAAACACCCACATAAAGCTGATTGTTCTTTAATTGATAATCCCCGTTATTTTCCATTGCATAACCGATCTTGCTTTTATCCATAAAAAACCGCTGGAATTGTTGGATATTGTCAATAACTTTAATTTCCATCAGTCAATCAACCCGTGCGATCTTAACGCGTCTTCTAGTGCCTTGATGCGCTGGCGGGATGCGATTAATGCATTAGCCAATGCATCAATTTCATCTTTTTTATACTTTTTTCCAATTGCGAAGGATTGATCTGCATCAAAAGCGTTCTTCAATGGAGTACCGATAGCGGGAGTAAATCCAATAACACGCTGACCAACCACTTTTGTACCGTTAACGGAATAAGCAGTGTTGACATTGAGGGATGATGATAAATTTTGCTGAGTCACTCGACTCAAGGAGACGTAATCAACGATAATTTCGGATACTTTGCCATCCAAGTCTTGTATCTTTATTTTAAGTCCGTTAACGTCGTTCTCAATATTAAGCACCCGAACCTCAAGACTTGCTAAACCCTCCTCAGTTTTTGTTATCCTTTCCTCGTGATTCCCAAGGATAATATCTTGCTCTTCATTTTTAAGTTGCGCAGCATAAGCTTCATATCCTGAGTCGTTAGCTCTGTTAACGACTTTGCCTATATCCTCGGCACCACTTAAAACGATCCTACGATAAGATTCGCTGAAATTTGAAGGAAGGATATCAGGGGTGATATATGAACCTTGGACGCTGATTGGCTCCTTTAATCCTGGATTTGCATATTGATTCGTCATTGTTCAATCCTTAGCGACATATTCGATAATGTCACAGGTGATTTAGTGATGATACGTATTTTAAAACCAATATTTTTTCTAACTCTGCCAATTCTTCGCCAAATAACTCGCTGGTCATAACGAAACGGGGAGTTTTGCTCTATTAATTGCTCTCTGCCATAATTGATGCCGTCTGTTGTTGCGGACAGAAATAATTTATCTGCAATTTGAGCAACACCAGTCGAAGATTCCAGTTCAAAATCAAATAATCTTGCATTGTCAGCTTTTATCATTGGTGTATAAAGAAGGTGTTCTGTCGATTGTTCGTATTGACTTGATGCGTCGAAAACTAAATTACCGATAATTCCTTCTTTCTTGTCACCCGCTGTGATTTGATTTCCATAGAACATAAAATCAATCGCACGATAGGGATTGTCATAAAGTCCTGATTTCAGTATCGACCATTGATTATTTGCAGAAATATCGAAACAAAGAGTATGCTTTGAAAGATGAATAATTAATAATTCATGATTATCAAATTTAATTGATTCCATAACTGATTTAGACAATTCATCAGCAGAATAATTACTGATGATTTTATCAATAGTAGCCGTTGATATTTTGTTTTTTTCACCTGAACCTATAATATAAACTGATGGTTGACCAATAGAATGATGACTAATAATTGCGTAATTGTCCTGATAACGACATTTGCAATTACGACCTGCAATACCAATCTGAATCATATACGCTGGTTGAGCAATATAAATGGGTTGTGAAGTATCAGAAGAGCCAGTTAACGAAAAGTATTCAATCGTAGAAGAACCAAAACAGACTATCATGTCTCGCCATGATGCAACTGAAACTATCCCATCAGGTTGCGATTCAGCGCTGTAAAATGGTCTATATCTATCAGGTTTTGATTCATCTTCAAGATCAGTTATGCCAAATCGATTACCCCTTTTTGCAAAAATACATAACGACTTCTATTGTGACAAACATCAATAACTTCGCCTAAGTTGTATTGCGGATATCTTTCAATAACTTCTGGCACAGTCTGAATCATTGCAAATTCTGTAGAATCAGTGGTGGAACTATTCATCTTATAAGTTATTGTTATTTTTCCCCCTATTCGCTTAATTCCTTCCACCAAAATATCCGTCAAATAAGGTTTATTTCCTCCAGGATTACTTTGCGATACACGTGATCCGAACTGAGATTCAGAAATCGTTATTTCATTTCCCTTTTTGCCATCAGATGATTTTGGAATAATTTTAAGGGATAAATATCCTTCAATATCATCTTTTGATAATGTCACAAAATCATCATTACCAGCTTTATGTTCCCATTTTTTTACTTCTCGTGTGTATCCTTTTTTGACAACAACCTCTTCTGGCCAATTTGATAATTCTTTTTCTTTCCCATCATAGTCATAGAACTTTAATTTTCCACCAAAGCAAATCGCTTGACTGTTTCCTGAATGAGAAAGTGAAACCCGATCAGTTCCAGGTATATTAGCAATTTGAATGCCATTAAGATAAAGCTTGTTACCACAGACTCGATAGATAGTGTTGTTTTTTGTATTAAATTGCACACCACGTGATATGCCGTTCACTTCCTGTTTTTTTTCAATACCAGGGAATGATCTTAAATAACCCGCAGCATTAAGCACCTCTTTAGGTGTTGCCAGCATATTTACGGGTAATGCATCAATATAATCTGCGGTCTTGACATCTTTAGCTAATCCTTTAGCTAGCGGAATCTGCATTTTTGGCATGGAATCCCCTCTCAGCATAATAGCTATCAGCGCCTAACGAGGAGTATTTATTACCTTGACCAACAGGCATATCACCCCGCCTTTCTATTGGTGGAACACTGAGCGTGTCAATAAGAAGCGCATCATAGGAGGCGGCGGCCGACGCTTCTTGTCTCGGGGTAGGCTCAATGCAATAATCCGATAACATTCTCAGCATCAATTGATAACCAATAACCTGTTTATATTTACGAGGAAGACCTGACGCATCATCGGCTGCGGGTTGTTCATCTAATGAAAACTGATAGCCCAAATCCCCAAATGTAATTTGTAACTCTGCCATCAAGTCTTCAAGGTCAGTAATACTATCTTCAAACGATTGTGGTTCTACCTCTGTGTTAGTCGCATCTGAGGCAATACCCGCCTTACGCAAAGCAAACAGAACAATCTCACCTTTAGTTAACGGCTTTCTCATCTTTAGTGCCCTTTTCTTTTTTAGGCTCATTAGATTTTTCAGGTGTTTTTTTAGGTTCCTTTACTTCATCAACAGATGAAACAAAGCCCATTTTTTTGAAGACAGGGAAATCCGCTGCAACAATCACTGCCTGAACAAATCCAGCTTTATTATCCGACCAGACGAAAACGCTTTTTCTTTCCATGAGTAACCTCAAATAAAAAAAAGGGAGCCAACGCTCCCATATTGTTACGAAGATAATCAAGCATTGCCAAAAAATTGGCCACCCATATGTGGATTAAAACAGACATAGGCAGGTAATAAATCAAAACGCATCATCTGTTTATTTGCATCCCCATCAGCATATTTGTGTACACGAATAGAGAAACCCTCATAACTTGCGACTGCTGAATCAATGCTATGTAATTTTGGCAAGGGGATGGTTCCTAACCCACAGAAAAAACTTATTGTAAAAAAGATTAGGTTTCATCTGTTGTTTTGCAGTTCCTATGATAGAAACGGCATCTCCTGCCTTAACTTTTGCATCAACGGCATTGTATTGGGCATTTTTTTCATCATAAATTGGAACACCCGATAATTTGACAGTAACATCACCAGAAGATGTAGAGTCAGTCTCTTCCAGCACTGTTGCTGTAAAACTGATTGCTGTCGATCCGTTATATAACGTTTGCTTACTTTGCTGATTTAACCAGTGAGTAGACGTAAATTTAAGCTGATCACCGGCTTTTAAAAAACCTGTCTTACTCGGTGTTGCTCCAGTTAATGTTATCGTAAACTGGTAGGAATCCTTAACAGAAAGATAATCAACGTTAGGCGCTGTTTTCACTGTGATTGTTCCGTCAAAATCCCCTTGCTCTCTTGATGCAAGACCATTAGACATTAATGCACGGATCCCCCCAAAATTACCTGTTATTTGCGCGTTTTCCCAAGCTGAACGCACTAAAGGTTCAGCGGAGATAGTAGTTTGTGCATCGGCAAGCCGTTGGGCTGACCACGGATCCATGACGGCGTAGTTTTCACTGGTTTTAATGCCAATATCTTTTATGAATGAGGCCGTTTGAGCCACATCTGACCATTTCTTTATCGGTGTATTCGGTGAGCCTAGCGATAGCGCACCATTGTTCATCATGAAATGGGCTAATTCTGTTTCAAGATCAGTCACCATACGCTCATGAATCGGTGATAGAATTTGTTCAAGCTGATTAAGCTTTAACGCTTCTTCAATTTGTGTCCATTCAACAGCCACCGTGATGTATTTACCGACTTTGCCTGTCGCTTTGCCAGAGATAAGACCATTTTTATCTTTCCCCGTAATGTCACCTGTCTCTGTTCTTTCAGACTTGAATTGATGCGGACGCTTAAAGCTCACACTGTCGCCGTGTTTGAGTTTATCTCACCCGATAATAATTGCCTGTCAACGGTTTTACACAAAACAATATCCGACATAAAACCGGGTAAGAATTTTTTTAAAACGATTTGACTAATATTTGAGTCTAGATTATTTGCCATTTTTTTACTCTTATTCAATAATTGCACCTGGGCACAATTTGTTAAACTCATCGGATTTCACGTTTCCGGCGCCACCTTTTAGCTCGGGTTCAGGCTTAGGTGTTTTTTTAGGTTTGGGTGCCAGTTTTACCTTCTGGCTAATTTGACCTAACAGAAACGCGGCTCGGATAGGATCATTCTCAGCGGTAAGCCGCTGGCGTAATGCTTTGTTTTTTCCAAGTGCATAGGCGATAAGTTCTGTTCCCTCATCAGCAGCATGAATTAAAATTTCCTGTTGTAGTACTGGAACTTCTGAACGTACAACCTCTTCCATCTCCGTATAATCTTTTACGGGTAATTTAGCTGCACGTTGTTGATGGGATTTTAAACGCTGAATAAATCGTTCCTGAACTTCTTGTTGCTGCCTTTGCTGCGCTTGTTTTTTTTGTTCGACATGGCTTTTTTTCTCATGCCAATCTGTCAGTGCTTTTTCATAGACTTCTTCATCATAATCACATGATTCCAAGGTGGGTTTAGCAGGAATAACGTTATCATGATTCACTGGCGATTGATAAGACTGCTTGGTTGTCAATTCCTCAAGCTGTCGTTTCAAATCGCGATTTTCTTTCTGTGTTTCTTTAAATCCTTTTCTAAGTTCTTTAACCCACTTAGGAGCTGGCTTTCCTTCAATTGAATCATCGTCATCAGCCAGCGAGATTTCTTCATCGCCGATCTGCAAGGAGTAATCTTGTTCCTGATCGACGTTCTGATCTGGTTTTACTTCAGATGATTCACCAGTCACAATTTCAGCATTGTCAGTGGTGTTACTCTCACTAACTTGCTTTGTTTGTTCTGTTGTTTCTAGCTGTTGTCGTTTCTGATTTTCAGACATAGGTACAGCCTGACCATCAATGATCAGTTCGTTTTCCATCTATTACCCCTTAACTCTGCGAGAAGTCCGCAGGAGACTGTTGGTTATTTTGTGATTGAATAGTTTTCGCAACATCTAAGCTTTGCTTATGCTGCATATCGGTTGCTTTTAGAATTAACTCGGCATCTGCTCGTGATGAGTCGCCTTGTTCTTTCTGGAATTGATGTAACATTTTTAGCGCTTCTCTAATTTCAGAGCGCTTTGTACTATCAGCAGAGGCAAGAATCTGAACAACTTTGGCTTCTGCTACTCTAGCCTCAGTCTGAGCCTGAAAAGCTTTAACCTGAATAGACAACTCTTCGTTCTTCGCTTTTCTGAACTTCAGCTTGCCCTTGCATCAATACCCTTGAGCGGCTACAAGTTCAGCATTAGGTTGTTGGGCTTGCTGTTGAGCCTGATCAACAACTTGGGCTTCTTCTGCATTACGAGGCTTAACAACGCTTGAGTTAATAACTGCTTGCGATTGTAATCTTTGAACTCGTCGAGCCTTCCCCGTCATATTGTCTAGAATAATCCCCTGAACAACTGCACGCATTGGGTCTTGCGGTAACATTCCAGCCAACAGATTAGTCAGAACTGAAACAGTAGCATCACGTCTCGCTGTATAAGATGGCCCACATCAACGGTGACATCATAACGCCCCGTCGATAAGTCATTCATCGCTACCACTTGTCCTGTCTGCTTATCTTTGATGGCAACCGACATTAACGCTATATCGTCCGTACCATCATCATTAACAATACGGACTTCTCTGTCTGAACCATAGACTTCACGTGCCATCGATAACCAAACTTCACCTGCTCGCTTAAGACTTTTGGCCATGTTATCAAGGTAAATAAATGAGGACATATCAGAACGATGCATCAGATTATTAACCGTCTCTTTAGCTATATTGCTTGGCATTTGTTGCATAGCCTGACTTGAACCGGTTACTTCCTGAATATCACTACTGGTTTGTTGTAATAATGCCGCCATTGCCTGATTGAGTGGCTGCGGTTGGGTGTATCCTATTGGCGTTGGTGGCGCAATAATATTGCCTTGTTTGTCAATCTCATTTAATGGTAAAAAAGCGGGTCTGTTCTTATTTCTAGTTTCCCAATATTTCTCCAGTTTTTTATCTGACTTTTACCAACAATCGGAATTGAGCCCGTATCCTGAGTCGCAGAATCTGCCAGCATCGACACTTGTAAGTTATACAACCGTTGTGCATCCATGGCTTTTGCTATATGCCCCAACTCGCTCAATATCATCGATAAACCACCGCTTACCATAGACTGGAATTAACGGAATATGACACCTGGTATTCGTTGAGCTTTCTCGAGGAATCCATCACATCAATCACTGAGACATAAACATGTTGCGCTTTATGGTTCGCCGAGCTTCCTCGATAAAGCCTATGTCTTCAAGATCATCCTGAACAAAGTTGAAGTTGATCACTGTCATAGGTGACTTTTTCATTAGTGAAGGGATTGCTAAAACTAATAACATCGACGGATTCTTTTTTTACTTCATAATACTTGGCAATATAAACAACATCATTATCAAACCAGTCATAATCCCAAGTTTTCTCAATTCTGCTATCTAACGTCGACGGATCTTTATTGTATTCAGTTTGTATTTATCAACTGACAGTGAATACATACAGAAAGCCCATTCAGCATCAGACTTATCATATTTCTTTGCGTCAGGATCAAACCAAACGGAGCGGGCAGGATCGTATATTGGCTCCAAGCGAATACGCTGTCTTTCATCCATGGGTTCAAGTTCATTGACTAAATTTGTCGTCAGCCTGAA